TTCTCTCTATTCTCTCTATTCTCTCTATACTAAATTATATCTTTGTAAATAAAATTTAGTATATAATATTTTGTATAGTATTTATCCTACTCATATCCACGCAAAAATGTCTTCATGTTCAAGACGGTGAAGCATGTAATATAGTTTCGTATAAGGTACAACATATAAACTATCGTTGCGTGTTTTGCCCATTAACGCAATGACAAGTTTATAGATAGATTGGTTCATGGTTGTTTGTTGTGATTGTCCTTGAAATGTTTCTATATTCGCGCTATCAATAAGAAGATAACGGTCTTGTACTTTATAAATAGATTCAATAGTGATGTCTTTGAAAACAACGCCTTCGTTCTCAAAATAATGTATTTGGAAGATAATGTCTTTGACCAATTGTTCAATTTCATAATAATCAAAATGAGTGGAGAATGTAAAAATAGAGGGATCATCGCCGGTGATAATCATATCGGACAAAGGGGTGACATGAAAACTGTTTTTTGGAAATGTAACTCGAACCTCTTTGTTACGGATAGCAGGGCTAACCAAATCTTCTTTTACGGTTTCCGTTTTGGAAGGTATTGTAAGATATTTGCGGTATTTGTCATAAGTATCGGTTAAAGATTGTTCAATTGTATCCATCATAGAACCGCCTGCCTGCAATGGTAATAGGCTATATCCATCAGGTACTTTTTCTTTTCCAAGTATTTCGGTGGCAATTTGCAAATCGTCATCGCTTTCGTCTAAATCGGCATTTCCTTGATAAGGAATGGAAGATTTCGATGATAGTGGTTCAGAACCAATCGGAATATTTTTGCCAAAGGAATTCACGTGATAGTCTTCAAAGTCAAATAAACCAAAAAAATGGCGGTCATATACGACAGACACATTGATGTTATCATTATTGGGAATAGTAATTAGAAAGTTTTTATCAGTAGTTTTGAACAATGACATTCTATAAATAATAAACAGATTTATTATTGATAGTCGAACACGCATCTTTCTAATCGTAAAAGTAATAATTCAAAAGAGGGGCAAATTTTTATAGAAATAGAATCTATATGTGGTTTCTACTGTTACTATCATTCATACAGGTATGTGTAACTCAAACAAGTCAATGTGTATGTACTTCTGTTGAATGTCCGGTGGAAGGAACCAATAGTATCATCATGGGGAATGGAAATGCAAATATAACATACTTGTATACAAAACAAAATGAACATGAGGTAGTTATATCTGCATTTGGAACAATTACCCCGGACGCATTAGATAATGGAACGGGTACTACAAGTTGCACACAAAAGTATTCACGCATGTTAGAAGACGATGGAAAACAAGATTGTGATGCGGGTCATATATTAGCTCATCGTTTAGGCGGATATGGAAATATCCCCACCAACCTTTTCCCGCAAAATTTATCTATAAATCGTGGTTCATATGCTCACTTCGAAGAAAATATATATGACTGTATGAAAAACGGTGCTAATTTTGGATATTTATCATGGGAATTTGATTATGAAAATAAGATGCGAACCATGCCAAAAACAATAAAATATGTGGCCAAATTTGACAGAGGAAATTGTACAACCATAAGTTCTCAATTTCACAATTAAACCGTTGAACATTCACCAACCGCCCGAAGGGCGTTCCATTTCAAATATGTGGCGGTATAGAATTCATGCTATTACGAAATTTGCATCCATGTTGTTAAGGTCTCTGTTGAAATGGGTGGCAATATGGGGTGGGCTTCCCATAAATAGCGACAAAAAGCCCAACGATAATCAAATGTATCAACAAAGCATTCATGGTAATTGGTTTTAAACAATTCTTGAAATTTCAAAGGCAATAATGAATGTTGATGTTTTGGTAAAACATAACACAATTGAATTTGACTAGGAAAAGGAGTATTGGAGGAATGATTTGAGTTGATAAAAGAGGTATCCGTTTTTGGCACATGCGTAACTAAATCTTTCAATAAAGGTGGATACGAATAATTGTATTTCCACTTCCAATGAGGACAATTTTGCGTATAATACCGAAAGACCCATTCTAAGCCCTCAATATAATTAACGCATACAGATTTGCGTTGAGTCGTTTCATCGAACAAACATCTGTAATAACGATTTTGCCAGAATTTATTAGACGGGTCAATATAGGTTTCCTCGCTTCGGTAAATGACGGGAACACTTTGTGTTAAAAAGTCGCGTCCTTCATCTGTATCGGTATCCCATTTTCGTTTGCCCCATTTTTCGCGCATAGTGGTCTCACCCATAATTCGCTCAGTCTCATATTTGGCAAGTTCATAAACAAAACTATATACATGTCTCCATTGAATTTCAAGAGAATGTGAAACAAAATAACGGTCGGGATGCTTTCCAAATAATTTGGTATAGGTTTGAATAAGAGTATCGATTCCATTTGTGCGAATATTTAATGACGGGAAATGTGGTAAGAAATCATTTCCCAAAAAGAAACAAAGGAATACATAATCATAAATGCGATGTGAGTCAAAGGTGGTGCATTTTAGTTCTTGAATAATACATTTTGCAAGAAGAGGAATATCTAAAAAATGACATTCATTCTCTTTCAACTCAATGGTATCAGGAAATAGTTGTTTTCCAAAAGCGGGAGTTTCCCGAAAAATATATAAATGTTGAAAGTGTTTGCAGTGAAATAAAGCCAACATAATTAGGTCAGAATCGAGACCATATACTGCACATTTTTTATCAGAAGAAGTGTGAATATTATCGCGAATATATTGAAACATTTTATGTTCTCCTTCGCCGGGTTCATCAGAACCAGAAACGATAATTTTACGAATACGGTAATATTCCTGCATCCCTGAAAAGGTTTTTCGAACATTTTTTGATAATTTATCCATAAACGAAGTACCGGGTGTGATATTGGAAGTGCTCCATGAAGTGGCTGATGGAGAAGAATTTTTATAACGTCGAATACGTTGCTGATCCATTTTAGCAAAAGGGGCTACTCCATCAAATGCGATATAGAGACAATCTGTTGGTTTAATATAATATACATATTCATGAATGCATGAAATTACCTTATTGATGATTTCAGATTCCAATGCATCATTATGAAGTAATAAATCGGGTTGTTGCATTTCAATCTTGCGAAAAACATCGTAAATAATAGAATTACAATCCATAAAAAGATTTCCGAATGGAGTATTATTCACACGGTTATACTCACATATAATATTAGAATAATTTTTAATAATATACGAAAAATAACTAGGTATTCCCATGGCTATATAGCATAACAAAAAGATTTTATATTGTTTATAAATTAATAATTGGGTGCAATATTTAGAGATATTAAAATATATGTGGTTACTATAAGCAATTATGAAAACCAGTAATCCCAAAAAAAAAAACTCCCTTGAGATTCCTGAAAATATAGTCATAAAAACTGAATTGGTTAGCGATAACAGTAATAAAAAAAATGTGCAAACATTTATGATAAAAAAATGTGCAGAAATCGAGAATATGATTTTAGAGACATATCATTTTTTAGAAAGTGTTCGGCAATATGACATATATAGTAATCATAATATAACCCAATGTATGGATATTTTACATGATTTACATGATAAAACATCCTTATTACTGAGAAAATCAAAATTGCAAACTGATGACGAGAAATTGTTGGACGATTTACAATTTTTGTATGATAAACTACTTATTATTTTTACGAATTATGGAACTTCTTCATTAAAAAACGTATTATATGTTGTATTTGGTTCAAAATATAAAATTGTGCAAACTGATACGATAAGTGATATTCAAAAAGCAAAATGTGAGCTCATTGAACAATACATAACACCGATTGGATTAAAGGCTCTTCCATGGAAGGAAGCAAATAATGACTTAGTGCAATGTAATAAAATAACCGAACAAATTATTAAAGCAGATGAGCAACCACATTTAGAATGTATTTTACCAGCGGGTTCCTATACGTCTTTACACCAGAATGTATATGGATTACGTATTATTTTCCGTAATGATAGCATTAACCGAATGGTGACCATAAATGGACTCATAAAAAATATACCGATTCAATTTATCAAATCAAATTTATATATTCAAACCCGTCTCAATTATATAATTGCTGAATATGATAGTTCTGAACAACAGTTGTCAAGAAATGTTTTTGAGCGTTGGGTGGATAGTTTAACGATAAAAGATTTGTTAGTATTCAGTGTGGCTGATTTAATGAAAATGTTTAATAGCATACAAAATGATGTAAATTATGTTAAACATACTGGAGTGGAAAAAATAATAAAACACTTTTTTGATATGGATTTAATATCCAGACGTAAGATGTTAATCAACCTAATTCTATATAATACCGACAACGAAGTACAGTATATAGCATATATGCTATACGATTTAATTGGTTCCGCTGATGCATGTGATGGGAGTGACACGTTTGAACAGCGAAAAATATATGAAAGTTTGTCATGGATGTTAAAACAATTTTTCAAAGAAACCATGGTAAATACAATTGAATTTACACAAGACTCAATTTCATCAGGTAATGACACGGGTGCAACATTAGAACAAAAGGTTTTATTATTGAGGGCAAATGATAAGGTACGTGATAAAGCAATGGCTAAATTGAAAGAAGTCAAGGGAAAATCAGATGATCAAGCATCCAAATCCAAACAATACTTAGAAGGTCTTGTCAAGATTCCCTTTGGTAATTATCGCAAAGAACCCATATTATGTAAAATAGATAATTTAAATAGTACTTTTAAAAATCTTCATTCCCAATGTAATAATATTGAGGAAAAACAAAAATATACATTGTATGAGATTACCAATCATACGAATGATATCTGCCAAAAGATCGAGACAACATTAAATTGTGAATTTCAAACAAAAATCACCAAAATGAAAAAGGCGGAATTACAAACCATATTAGAATGTTTCACTCAAGAAAGTAAAACAAACAAGGCAAATATTTTAGCTACGATAAATGCGTATTTATCTAAGGCAGAAAAAAGTGAATTGATGAAATTATATGAGAAACATCTTCAACACAATAGTCAAATACCCTTTTATAGAACGGCTCTCACTGTGCATAATGAAATTCAACATGTTGAAACTGAAATGAAACAAATAAATGAATATTTGGATGAATCTATTTACGGTCATGAAAATGCAAAAAAACAAATTTTAAAAATCATGGGACAATGGATTAATGGAGAACAAAAAGGATATTGTTTTGGTTTCGAGGGTTCCCCTGGTGTTGGTAAAACATCCCTAGCAAAAAGAGGATTATCGAATTGTTTGCGTGACAAGGATGAAAGCCCACGTCCATTTTCATTTATTGCGCTAGGTGGTTCTTGTAATGGTTCCACATTAGAGGGACATAATTATACTTATGTCAATTCTACATGGGGTAAGGTGGCAGATGTATTAATGGAATGTAAATGTATGAATCCGATCATCTATATAGATGAATTAGACAAGGTAAGTAGAACAGAACAAGGTCGTGAAATTATCGGTATATTAACTCATTTAATTGATACAACACAAAACGACGAATTCCAAGATAGATATTTCAGCGGAATCCCAATCGATTTGTCGAAAGTGTTGTTTATTTTTTCATATAATGATCCATCCTTAATTGACCGAGTATTATTAGATCGTATTCACCGTATTCGTTTTGAGAACTTGTCTTGGTCAGATAAAGTGGTGATTGTAAATAAATTTATGATGCCAGATTTAAATGAAAAAATGGGTTTTGAAAATACCGTCAAATTAAACGAAGATGTTATCCGACATATAATTGACCTTTATACAATGGAGCCGGGTGTGCGTAAATTGAAGGAAATATTATTTGATTTATTCGGAGAAATCAATTTACAATTATTAAATTATGAAAAAAAACATGATGATGATGTCATTGAATTACCAATTGAAGTAAAGGTCGAAGACATTGGGACAAAATATCTAAATAAATACCGTAAAATAAATGAGACAAAAATACACAAAGAACCAAGTCAAGGAATTATAAATGGTATGTGGGCAAATGCTCTTGGAAAAGGAGGAATAATTCCCATTGAAGTCCAATACTTTCCCACCTCTACCTTTTTGGATTTACGTTTAACTGGAATGCAAGGCGATGTCATGAAAGAAAGTATGAATGTAGCCAAAACAATTGCTTGGTCATTATTAGACAAAAAACGACAAAAGAAGTTGCTCAAAGAGTTTGAAGATACCAAGCTTCAGGGTATCCATATTCATTGTCCCGAAGGAGCTGTTCCAAAGGATGGGCCATCTGCCGGCGGTGCAATTACATTGGCTATTTATAGCTTATTAAGTATGCAAAATATTCACAATGAAATATCTATGACGGGTGAAATCAATTTACAGGGATGTATTACGGCAATCGGAGGGTTAGATTCCAAGATTTTAGGAAGTATTCGTGCAGGTGTAAAAAAAGTATTATTTCCCGTTGATAATAAACATGATTTCGAAGAATTTGAGAAAAAATACAAAGATACACTGGATTTATCACAATATAGTTTCCATCCGGTGAGTCATATTGATGAAGCGATTGATCTTGCTATACGTAATAAGTAATTGTGGTAAGTGATAACAAATCAAACAAAATTTCTTATATACATCGTTGTCTATAAGAAAATAACCTTGGATGAAATTTCTAATGATATTATATTAGATACATATGGAGTCAAATTTAGTGAGTATTTGTTATTTATTTTTCCGTTTATCACCTTTTATTATTGTCAGTTATTTCGGTTTGCAATCATTATTTAACCAAGATTTAACAGGGGTAATATTTTTAATCGGATTATTAATAGCGGGTGTGATTACAATTGCATTAGGTAACATATTACCAATACAACCGCCTACCGGTAGTGGTATATCAAATATATTATGTAATCAATTAACCATTGGTACAAGTGGTCCTATTTCAACATTACCATTATCACAAACTGTATTTGGATATACTTTAGCTTATTTAGCCTATTTCATCGGTGTGAATAGTTTGCAATCTCAAAATATACCTACGTTTATTTTTTTCCCATTGCTAATTGTAGCAGATATGATATGGAATTTACGTAATAGATGCTCAAGTGGAATCAAATTATTAACAGCACTGATTATCGGTGGCATAATGGGAACATTATGGGCAATGATAATTGAATCCACGAACATGCCTCAACTTGCTTATATTAGCGGAGTAAATAACAAGGAAGTTTGTAGTAATCCAACCAAAAGTTTGTACAGGTGTCGTCCTGTGAATAAAAATAAAAATGCTATTCAAAAGTAATAGAACAAGTAATCAAATGATGATATGTAATACATAGAATATCATCATTGAACTAAAAAGTGTCCGTAATTAGCGAACCATTTTCGAATATAAGTAATTGCTAATCCACGATGAAAAGAATGTGCGGCCAATCGCATATTAAACCCTTTTTTTTCAAAATGATGCATAAAATTACGGACAATATTCCCCGTATTTGCATGATTGTACTTTGACAAATTTTCAAATGAAAATAGAGGATAACCCTTTCTTTCATTCACTGTATTATGAAAATTCCATAATAATATTTTCAAATCATCCTTTGTTGTAATTGCATGGAAATGAATACTTTCTAAATATTTTGTGGCATGTTCAGCGCATTCAGGGCAAGGTAAATTGGAACAAATCCGGATAATCAATTGAAATAATTCGGTTCGAATTTGTGAAAAACCTTCAGCAGATATTTTTTGCGCTAATGTATGTAATAAAAACCATGTTGGTTCTCCCCATGTCATTTTGCTTTCCGGAGACGATTTATTCTTAACGACGTTATTCACTTCTTGAGATGGTTGTTTCATCGCATTATTCGTACGTGAAAAGCGAACAAAATTCATTCTATTTTGTGTGTTTGATTTATTTTGTGATGACTGTGTATGAATCATGGATTTAGAATTATTATAATACATATAATAAATATATATATTTAGAATATAAACTAAAAATAAAGATATATAAATATTACTACTATAATTAAAATAGAATTAATATGGATAACAAAGAACAATTAGTTCAACATATAAAACAATGGGTTCAATTGGACAATGAAATTCGAACATTACAATCCGAATTAAAAACGCGAAAACAAAATAAGGATGTATTATCAAAACAATTGATTGAAGTGATGAAAGAGAATGAGATTGATACATTTGACATAAACAATGGGACAATTGAATATAAACAAAAAACGACCAAAAAACCTCTATCAAAGAAGGTATTGATTAATGTACTAAACCAATATTTTGAGGGTGATACAAAAAAAACAGAACAATTACAAACATTTATGAATGAAAAACGTGAAATATCTACAAAAGACAATATTGTACGAAAGATTGATAGATAATTACACCAAACCCATGGAGGGGATTGTATAAGAATCGCCGTTTTTTTCCCATTTCGCGACTATACGTGGATTTTCTGTATTGCTCATAATATCTTCAGTATCATAGACATTTTTATATTTATCTAAATAAAATACGATACCTTTTACTTCTTCTGCAAACACTTCCAATGTTTGATTTGGTTGATCGTTATCAACATTGTTATCCATATACAAGGTACCATGAGGAGTCCCCTTAAAGTGTGTTCCACAAAATTCACAATCATCCTTACGACGACGGGTACATTGTTCGCCGGTTGAACGTTTTGCAATACATCGATTGACTTCTGGTATTGAATTTTTTACACGCTTACGTTTGACAAAATCTTCTTTTTCTAGTGCCAATTTAGGATATTCAAATATGTCTTGAATTAGAACACCTACTTGTGTTCGGTCCTGCAAATCGGTTGCTAATATTTTACTGTGAATAATATTCTTAAACGTTTGAATATATTCATCTACTTTGCTGTTAAGACGCTTTTCCATTATATAGGTAAGAATTAGATATATAATGAAAAAATGAAAAATCTGGAATCAATTTTGTATTTTTGTTGAATAATTGCATAAATAGGTAAAAAGTCAATTGAACATGATTTTGTATTTTCAATAATAAATGTCCTTAGTTACATCAATTTTACTTTACACAAATAGCGAACGGTTTATTCCTTGAACATTTGGAAAATATTTTTAAATACTTCTTGAATCTCAACACATGCTTCACGTATGTATTTTTTTACCTCACTTTTATCGGTTTTTTTATCAAAGGCAATTCGCAATTTAGAATGTGTATCGTGTGGGTGAAATTTCTTAAATCCACAAAATGTCAATGATTTTGTTCCTTCATAATGTTTCGTATAAATAATATATTCGATGCACTTGCCCATAGTATAATCTTCATTTTCCAACACAACATCATAACAATTTGTCATGGTGGTTTCACTCAAATAAACAGGTACAATATCTGCATCAAGATTCTCAATGAAATCAATGAATTTATTCTGAAGTACTATACATGATTTACGAATCAATTCACGATTGTCATAAATGCCTAATGTTTGTATAACAAAATCAAAACTATTTTCAATATATTGGCGCTGAGCATCCAAAATCATAAAATTTTTCTTTTGAAAACGAATATCTTCTTCCGTTTCATTATCAGACTTTAATTTACGTTCTTGTTGTTCCCATGTATGATTCACTTTTGCTTCATCGCACGTATTTCCATAAGAACATTTAGAAACCACATTAAACATACTACTTTCCTTTGCAGTTGCAATGCTAAAATCAGCAGTAAGATGTAATTGTTCGCTATCTAATCCTTCACCTAATTTTGGACGTAGGCGTGCGAAATCGATGTAAGATTGTGTAATATTGTTTTTTGGAAAAAGGTCTGGGAAAAGGCGTTGTTGTTCGTCTCTTGAAAGAACTTGTTTCGCATCCTTTTCTTTGATGTGAAAATGTTCGGTAGTAACATATTGAATATTATCTGTTTCGTTTTTCAGATTTACTTCCAGTTGATAATTATTTGGAAGAGCTTTTCCATCTTCATCATCGCTCAGTTTTTTGCTATGAATTGGAATACAACTAAGGCGTTGTTTTAATATTTCATTGTGAAGTCGTCCAGTGTTTGTGTGTATTTCGCATTGATTTGTTGCGTGTGTTTCTGTATGTATGGCGATTATCGGAATATCTGATAATAATGTACGACGAATTGCATTTGCAAAGGATACATTTATATTTTGCATAGTAAAGCGAAGAATATCTCCTTCTTCAGAAATCGAATTTAATGCGGGTTCCATTATGAGTATATACTGATTACCTATTTATTTTGTTTTCACTAAACTCTATATATAGGTTTCAATTTTCCCAATATATGTGTTTTACACATAAGAAGGTGTAAAACACTGTTTCAATCAATCATAATATAATTCGTACTTGTTATTTTTTCTTGTTGGGTTTGTATTTGACGGATATAATTTTACCTACCATGACTAAACTATTGGAATCCATAACCGCAATTCTGCCTAGACCTTGACAAGAATCAAAAGATTCGAGATAAATCGGTTGTTGTGGCGAAAACTCAATTTCCGCCGATTCACCTCTTTCTAAAAATTCAGGTTCTTCTAGTTTCTCGTTACCTGTTTTTTTGCCAATTTTCCAAAAAATCTTGTTCATTCTACACGCGGATTTAGCCGTTCTTACATGAACACATGGACTAAAACCTTTTTTCAATTGTCCAGGATGTTCTTGAACCACAACCTGACAAACAAAACTTTCGACTGGTTCTAATAATTCTTTTTGGACTGAAATGACATCGCCTACATGTGGCATATTATTTTTCTCCAAACCTTTGATATTCATACCAACATTATCACCTGGTTTCGCATTAGGCCATGTTTTATGATGCATTTCAATGCTAAATACTTTCAAATTCTCTAACCCCCTTGGGGCTATTCGAATTGTTTCTCCTGCATTAAGTGTTCCTTGTTCAATTCTTCCTGTAATGACATCACCACAACCCTTGATTTTGTAAATACCATTGATTGGAATGCGAAGAGGTTTATCAGGATATCGTGTCGGAGGTCTGGCTAATTTTTCCAGAGCATCATATAAAGTAACACCATTCACGACATCTGTTTTTGATAAATTCGCAGACCATCCTTTATACCATGGCATTTTATCCGTAGGTTCCACTAAATTTTCACCTTTAAAACCCGAAAATGGAATAAAAGGTACTTGTTTGGGTTTAAAACCTGCTTGAGTAATCATTTTGCTCATTTCATCCTTAATCTCATTAAAACGGGTTTCGGACCAATTACATGAATCCATCTTATTGACTCCAACAATTAGTTTTTCAATACCAAGAAGACCCAATAGACGGGCATGTTGTCGTGTTTGACCTTGTACTTCACCTGAAGCATGGTCACCCTTTGCAACAGCCGTTTCAAATCCTCCTATTTCGGCAGGTACCAACAACAGTGCAACATCAGCGCAACCCGCACCTGTAATCATATTTTTAATATAATCCCTGTGACCGGGTGCATCCACAATTGAATAATGATACGATTCCGTAAAAAATTCCTTTGTTGTACAATTAATAGTAACACCTTTTTCTCTTTCCGCCTTATCACGATCCATGTAATAGGCAAACGCAAATGAACTACGATTTTGTAAATCGGCCTCCTTTTGTAATTTCTCCATATCACGTTGGCTAATACCACCCAATTTAAAAATCAAATGACCGGTTGTTGTTGATTTACCGGCATCAACGTGCCCACAAACAACTAACGAAATATGTTGTTTTGAATCTGAATTTACTTGCTCGATTATAGATGCCATAATTATATTTTATTAAATGACAAAATCTTTATATTGTTATTTTTTATACAAAATTGAAATGTTATTTTTTTATCGAACTAAATCAACCCAATCAAATACACAAATGAATACACAAATGAATACACAAACCTATAAGGTCGCTCATTTAGAGCCAATTACAGAAGAAGAAGAAGAATGCAAACAACAAAATTTTCAAAAAAAAAAACAAAAATTCACAGATATACTAGTTACAAAAGATATGTTAGATGCATATATGGAAACACATCCATATATATATCAAGAAAAACCAGCAGAATTTGCAGACATGACGGACGACGAATGGTTAGAAACCGACAAATGGGCTGATCGTGCATCAAAAATGATGGTTTTGAGTCGTCAAAAAAAATAAGAGTTACATCGGAAAAAAATAGACAAAACACAGTTGTAACTGCATGTTTGTCTCTTTTTTTTTTCTTTTCAGTCGGTGTAATCATCCTAATTACCAAAATTCATCATCAAATTCATCATCCCTATCCAAATCCCTATAAAGAGAGTTAGCAGGAGGGGAAAAAGAGGAAGGACCAAAAGAGGAAGGACCAAAAGAGGAAGGACCAGCAAGAGAGTCCTGCTCTCCCACCGGAGCTTCTACATTGAATAACTCACGCTCACTCCTACAACAACCACGACAAAATGGACACAAATTATTTTGGTGTTTAATTTTATCCAAACATCCTTTACACGTTTGATGTTTGTTCTCACAACCTGTATCTACCAACTCTTTTTTATATTCATAACAAATATCACAATAGACTAAACCCAAATCTTCGTTACATACAGGACATTCCGTTTTATCATACATGCATTCCGAACATAATTTATGTTTGGATTTACAACCGGATATGATAACCGTATTCATTTTTTCACAATGATCACATTTTTTATAATGTTTGAGTTTCTTTTGTTGAGTTTTTATTTCTAATATTTTATCATAAATAGTGTCGATATCCTTCTGATAAAAGTATTCTACACATATCATTTCTTCATATTCTTCATCTGCTTTACGAAATATTGGAACTAATGCTTTTCGTTTTTCTACATTTTCAGGGGTAGGATTATGTATGAGTGATATTCTTTTTGCACGTTGGCATTGTACATATAATTCATCTCGTATTTTTTGTAATTCTAACAGTTTTGGTTGTATATCATTGTAATATCCTTTGTTTAAATAAGTTACATATTTCCAAAATTTTTTTTTTACATTTTGCAACTTCGTTCTATTGAAAATAGTATGAATAGTTACATCATAATACAATCTTTGAATACGATTGTCTTTATCGTGAGGGAATTTATTCCGTTTTAGTGCCATATTACTATATTAATTAATGGGGGGGATACTATTAAAACATACAAAAAAGCCTATCAATTTTGTATGTTTGAACGTCTAAATTTATTAAAAAGATGATTTATTTGGTAGATGCTCATTCGTAAATTCCCCTTTGCAAATGATTATTGTATAATCATACCTTCTTTGGTGTTATTGTAAAACATCATACCACCTAAGACCACAAATAACATAATGACAGGAAGAAGAAGAACAAACCATGCTATACCACTATTTCCGGATTTGCACATCAAATTCAAGACCCAAGTCCAGAAAAGAATATAAATAGCCTTTATGACAAAAATTAAAGCGGTGCTTGACACATTACACTCATAGGAACCAAGACAGTATTTATCTACATTACCCATATTTTGATACATCATCACAACCAGAGCAACCATAGAAACGACTAAATAAACGTGAGAAGGGGTACAGAGATTACGCAATCCTTTCATTTTTTATATAATAACGAAATAAAAAAAAAATTAGGCTAAAGTGGTGATAGCTGAAGCGGAAGTCATCTTATTACAATTCGGTGCCTCTGCCAAAATGGTATTTTTTATGTATTCGGAACCACCACTCGAACCAAATGCAAGAACATCATTTGTCTTACATGTGTCGGGTAATAGACTATAATTCAAAGAACCTCCCTTTTGTTTTTTTGAACGACGTTTTTTTGTATTTTTTGACGCACCTTTACGTCTAGACTGCTTACTTTTTTTTCCACCATATATATTTGCATTTTCGGCAGTTGAACAGTTTAAAATACGTGCATCAGTAACCATATTCGGTGCTTGCGGGTCATCTGTACGCATGTTATATGGATAAGTATAATTGGAAATTGTATCCAGTGATATGGGCGCGTTAAATGAAACACCTCCCTTTTGTTTTTTGGTACCCTTTCTCTGGCGTTGTAATTTCTTTTTTGGTAAATGTTTTTTTACAGATTTAGACGGCATTGTATATACATATTTAAAGATTTTATACCTTTCAGCAAAAACTTGACTTCTACATTATATTTTATATCCACTATTTATTCACAATATCCACTTTTATTCAATATCCACATGGGTTAGCATATGACGACGACAACAAACATTCGTCAAACCGATATTATCTAATACAGTTCCTTCTGGGGTTTTATCCATATGTTCCTTTGTTAAATAAACAACATTATGAAGGTCTTGTCCTTTTTGAATTTTAATTTTGCGAACTTCATCCTGATAGTAACGATATTTATCGGCTAAAACCGTCCCGCAACTGAAACATTTAATTGGAATAATCATTTTTTTCGTATAATATATCTTTAGATTTATCCTTTATATCAATACTGTTTCAATTTTGTAACGTTTAGTAAAATATATCGTCTTATTGTATTATAATGTATTGGAAATTGTGTGGTATTTTGACAGGAATAATCATTTGTATATGTCTCATTGCGGGTTTTCAATATAATACTATAGCGGAAGGTTTTACTCCGGTTTCATCCACTCCGGTTCCATCCACTCCGGTTTCATCCACTCCGGTTTCATCCACTCCGGTTTCATCCACTCCGGTTCCATCTACTCCGGTTCCATCCAAGTCAAGTAAAAATCATTCCTTGTCTCCGGATGAATTAAAACTCTTGGATACAACGGCCATTTATTATGAACCAGGAACATACATGTATCGTGGAACGGGATATGAACCAACCTATTCGGAGGTGATGTTATCAAATTCTGAAAAAATGAGCCCCTATCCAATTACCAGCGCACCTTACTTATCAGGAGGGTTTTGTAATTACTTCAAATCGTCACCAACAGAAAAGGAAAAGAAATGTAATGAATTAAATTCGGAGACCTGTGCTTCGACTGAATGTTGCATATTATTATCGGGAAAAAAATGCGTCGCCGGAAACGAGTATGGTGCTGAAAATAAGGCAAATTATAGCGATTTTTTGCTAGGAAATGTGGATTATTATTATTACAAAGGAAAATGCTACGGAAATTGCCCCGTATAAAATTGATTATATATAACAATGTAATGATGTAAAATAAGTATCATTCCATTTTAAGAAACCACTATGCCTATTGAAAAAGTCATCGAAATTCCCAAATTACAAACTGAAGTATTGTATATAATCGGACAAAATTCACATGATAATTTTCAAATAATCGATGAGGCCGAACCTCATGATTTATGGTTTCATATTGAAGGATTACCATCATGTCACGTCATAGCACATGTAGATGAAGAATGGTCAAATAAACAATTAATTCCGGTGATTAAACAAGGAGCCGTATTATGTAAAATGCATTCTAAATATAAAAGTGCTAAAAATTTACCTATAACTTATACAAAAATCAAATATGTAGAAAAAACAAATATTTTGGGAAGTGTTATCACACAAAACGAGAAAAAAGTTGTTATTTAGAGCAACATTTACCTCAAAGAGATTAATTATTTTGTCGTCGGACACGTGCCTTCCTTAATGAAATACCAATAGCCATACTTTTCCCATTTATCTAATACAGAATGGATTTCTGTGGATATTGTATGTTTTTTTGTTATATGTATAGTCTTGCCATATTGATGGTTTTTTTTTGTTTTTTTATTGAGTTTCTTAATTTTGTCAAAACGACGTTACCAAGGATGTAAGTCAGATACCCCGCTATGGAATTTATTTATTCAAATATCACTTCGTTCTTTATCGCAACACTCATCATCATCATCATCATACATAAATAGTGTTTTTACATTGCATGTAAATTCGTCTTCTTTGTCGATTACAACTTTCAACTGTTCGGAAATGTCCGTTTGTTCGTTATCGATAATTTCAGTTAGAGATGGTGGTGGTGGTGGCGGTGGTGTTGTTGGGTAATGAAAATGAAAGTCATGGCTATATCCATAACCATAATTGCCGAATATGGACCATTCTTTTGGGTCAGATGTACCATCCAAATCGGGATCATTATTCCACGTTTCAAATAGTTCTTCTAATTCGGCTTCGGTCATACCCCATTCTACAGCTAATTCGGAAAAGGTTGGTTCGAAACTCATATTAGATATATTATGTTATGTTAATATAGATTAAGATAATATACGTTCCTTAGTAAAAACGACTTTCAATTTTGTAATCTTCAACTGCATAATTTATACCCTTTTGTGGTTTTTTTGCGACTCACAGAAAGTTCTTCACGATGATATTCGTCATGACAACTTTCGCAAACATTCATTAGATTGGCGACATGATTTTTATGAAAAACACCCTGTTCATTTTCAATAAATCCATCCTCATTTGCATCTTTTTGTGGTTGTAAATGATGAACTTCTTGTCCAATTTCATTATCACACATTTCACACATACCGCGTATTTTTTTGGCATTATATCGACTTTTTTTTTGTTGCAATCCGGTTTGTGTATCGGGAAAATATTTCGAACGAATTTCATAAGCCTTATTTAAAAATGCATCGTCCAAATGCAATGATTTACAAACCTCTAACCCGTACATACGATTTCCGGGTCCATCTTGCAATTTACGGTCATAAACTAATATATCTTCTTCACGGTCATAATGCACTGCCATGTGTTTTAATGCAAGTAGATGTAATTTTTGTATTTCTTCATAATGAATGATTTCATGAAAATGGGTAGCAAAAATATGCGAACTTTGTTTATCGTGAAGATGTATTAATCCCGAAACAAAAATACTCAATGCGGATTCAGTTTCAGTACCAGAACATAATTCATCACCTAATACCAAACTATTTTCATCCGACATTTTTAATATAACACGTAATTCAGACATTTCAACCGCGAATGTAGATAATCCCTTAAACAGATTATCGTTACCTAAAATGCGTGAAAAAATAGAATGATAAGGTTTAAAAGTGAATTGCGAACACGGAACAAACATACCGGATTGTGCCATTATGACAGAGATACCAATAGCCCGAATAAAGCTGGTTTTACCCACAGCATTGGTTCCGTATAATAATATTCCATTGCATTCCTCTTTTTTGCCCAAAACAATGTCATTGGGAACATATATTTCATTTGTTTGTAAATGTTCAATTAAAACATGACGGAGTGCCTTTGCATCGATAAACGGTTTCTCTGCATTCTCATCGATTTTGGGACAACAGTAATGATTTTCTTTGGCGACATATGCCTTTGTTTGTAGCACATCCACTTTTGATAAATACTGGGCTAAATTTTCCAGTAAGGGATAATATAATTCTTCTAGATTGGTTAGAATATCAAAATAAGCTATGCCAATGTATTTGTTAATTTGTTCTTTCTGAACCACCAATTCGTTGCATATTTTGGAAATAAAGGGCATTTCGATTTCATCGCAAGAACTAGATGCATGTTTAAATGTCAAGTCTTTCCATAATGTGTTGTCATTATCTTCTATGATAGAACCTTCACAATCCTTGGCTATTTTTTTCAACAAAAGACCGCGTTTTTTTGTAATTTGAAAACTCATACCGGATTTTTCAGTGGAATGTATTTTCACATATTCTGTGTCTTGATTAGTTTGTTCTTTTTGTTGAATTGTTTTATTCAATATGCGATGTATTTCATGAAAATCATGCATATTTTTATCATATTTTGTAATAAATCCATCCAAATGTTCAGAAATACCGGTTTGGATAAAAATTTCTTCAAAATGAGTGAATGAATTGCATCCTTGGCATTTCGGAATATCAAAATTGGATTCTAAAAATGAAGATAATTCGGTACATTGTTCCAAAATATCATTTTTGTCATAAAAGTATTGGTTTATTTCAGGATAGGCTTTAAACATTTTATAAATAGTTTGTGTCAATTGTATTGTCTGATGTAAATAATAAACAGAAGAAGGGTAAAGACGTTTTGTGGAGAGTTGTCTGCATATTTTTTCAATATCTCGTGTTTGACCAAGATGCTTACGTAAAGTGGGAACATGTTCATAGAGTTCCGGTGTGATTAATTTCGTAATCATAGAATATTCCATTTGCAACCAATTTTCATCTGTAGTGGGTGAAACGAGTTGATGATAAAAGCGTCGTCTTCCCATGGAACTATTACATTTATTCAGAAACGAATTTACGGATGATAAATTACCACGTGATTTCCCCAAATCACCTTCAATAATATTGAGTTGATTTAGTGTATGGTTTGCCAAAATCATATTGGTTGTTTTATGAAAATCCGGAATAGAAATATTTTTAACAAGATTGGGATTGTGTTCTTGTACAAAATCCAATAAAAAACAAAATGCTTGGGTCGCGGTAGGATAGGTTTGAAATTCGACGCAAATATTCAATGATTCTTCACCATAAAATTTGGATAAAATATGACTTATATATTGTTGTTGTTGGCAATTTTGCGCCTTTTGATGGGCATTACTTGATATGATATGAACAGATTTGTGTTGAATGCCGATATATTGTAAAATGTTATCAATATCATGTTTTTCCAAGGAAGAGACGAATAAAATTTCCGTCGGCGAATGGGTGACCATAGCACGTTCTAATTCGTCAAAAGTAGTATGTTGAATTACGTAAGATTCTTGAAATTCACAAATAGATGATTTTCCCGTAAAAATATTTGCCACGGCAATTCCGCATATTAAATTATCACGCATTTTGGATAAAGGTTCATTTTTCTGTTTTGAATATAGCAACGATTTGTGAATATCGACCCAAATACAGGCAATGTTATTGGTAGTTTGTTGTAAATTATCATTTTCATAGGATATATATGTACCGGGTGAATGTATGCTATCCATAACACGGGTAATTTGCTTACCTTCTTTATGTTGAACATAGACAACCGCAGTAAAATCGTGGTCGGTTAATTTATGTAAATATTTATCAAGAGTATAATCGCGAAATCCAGCCATTTGCACTTGCCGATTATCATAAATTATTTTCTTTTCGCTTATATTAAGATTGCATATTTGAGAAAAATCCAAGATTTCACTTTCTTCAATTACATTGGTATTGGTATTTTTGAAACCATATACTTCAAAAAACGCACCTACTTGTAACAAAACAATACATTGTTTTCCATATTTTTCTTTGTATTGGCGCGTGTAATAAATATAATCTTTATAAATTGAATTTTCACTTGTCATATGCTTATATTATCTAGATATTTTTAATATATCTAGATAAGTATACTTTATGTAAAATTGATTCGTTGAAATTTTTGTAGTCTATTTTAATCTAATAACTAATTACAATGACGCATGTAAATAATACAAATGAACACAATGGGTATGGATTTTATATTGACACTGACGAGCAAATGGAACTAATTATTCCAAAACCAATATTATATAACAAAACAAAACTGAAACTAAAACTAAAAAATACAACACTAAAATNCCATCCATGTATCAATTTAATTTGTTGTGTAATGGAGGAACCCTTAAAATATGTATGTATTGCGACTACAATATCCTGCGGTTTAATCGGGGGTGTTGTCTGGTTTCTATACTAAAATTACTTGCGTTGAAATTTCTCAATGCATTCCCATATTTTCGAAGACTCGTTCAAGTTAAAGGCACCTCTTTTTTGCGCAAGATTGATAAAAGTAACTAGTACATTTAATGCTACATTTTCATTTGTAATATCAACATCTAATACATTTAGTTGTTTTGTGGCGTTGTCTTCAGTATTTTCAGTGGTTGTGGTGGGTGTTTGTGATACGGCTTCCATTATAGGATTATAATGGAAGTCGTATTTATATCCTTTTTTATTCAGTATCATGAAAATAATTATACAATAAATTATCCGGATTGTGATTTTCCATTTCTCCGCACATTAATTTAGCTGTTTCATGCATTTTCCTTAAAACATCATTAGGACACGACGATCCAACTTTAATAAAACCTTTTTTTACCAAGTAACGACGAATTTCTTCGATAGGCGTTTGTTTTAATAATTGACTATCGGTGGTAACCCTGTTTCGTATCGTTTTGTTTGAAATTAACACACCAATTTTGGGTGTTGTTTTTGATTTACCCACTTTATAGGTACGACGAACTGTACGACGTTGTTTCGGATATTTTAATCGTGGAATATTTGCCTTCATTTCGTCTTGAATCGCTGTATCAATACGTTTTTGTTGAATTTCCCGAAAAGGAGTATTAAACTGTGGTTCATTTGTGTTAGTATTCAATGGAACCTTTTGTGTATGATTTTTCCAGTTTCGAAAAGTAGGTAAGTTTCCATTTTTCATACATCCCCATTTTGGACTATTCTCTTTAATGGGGGTCGATAATTTCATCGAATCATTTTCTGTGGTAGGTTGAATGGTAGAAGATATATTTTGAAAGGATGAAGGCATTTCCATACTTACATTTTCATGAGGATGGCGATTGCGAATGGTTTGGTTATGTTCAGATGGGTGATTATGGTTTTTTTCTGAATCAACAATATCCATCAAATATTTTAACGTATTATCAAATGAGGAACTAAATTCATCATTATACATATTTGGTTCATGACGAATATTCGGGTCACCTTCTACTAATTTTTTATAATTATTTTCCTGTTGTTCCCGAATAAATTTTAGTATATGATTACGTTTTAATGATTTCGGTTTTTCACGGGCTGGTGATTTTATTTTAATATTTTCTTTCGTACGTGAATCTTGACGTTTTTTGCGGGAACTAGACCGCGAATTTACACGAAAAAGATCTTCATCTATATTAATTGTTTTACTCATAATTTTATACTAAACTATACAATTAAAAGATTAAAAATGACATGATTAAACGTTTTGATTGGGATTCCCAAAGATACATTTTGCGTGTGAAATCTTGGAATAAGATAATAATAATTCCATATCACGAACAGAATGTATGAATGTTTTATATTTAATTTATCCATTCTTCTAGTTCAACTTGCATAATTCCAAGAAACCAATCTATATCAGCTAGTTTTATAAAAATATGGGGTAATTCGGTTTCATTATAATCTTGGATATGAATTTTTCAACAACCAGATACCGGCCTGCAATTTGTAATAACCATGAATGAGTCTTTGTGGGTGCTAAGTGATTATAAAAAATATCTCTGGTTGCAATTCACCAGAAAAACAATTGCTAAATAATAGGATTACCTTTTTTTTGATAATTGTAATTATAAAAACGATTTAGAAAATTGAAACTAAGATAATATTAATATTACGTTCATTCAATGAACTCATTATCATTTAAAGCCACTCCGTGTGATTATTATACACCCCCATTATCGAAGATGGAAGATACATATGTAAAAACAGATGCATGTGTGGAAGCTCCTCAAAGAGGTAAGGTAGTTAAAATAAAAAAAAAAAGAATGGGCGTAGAAACTGAAACTGAAACTGAATCGACTGAATCATCTATACCAAAATTGGGACAAAGGGTTAAAATTATGAAATCCACCAAAACAAAAAATATAGAAGCAAAAATTCAAGCGGGCATTGAAGAGGGCATACAAAAAACATCTATATTGAATCATGATGGTGATGCAACTGTACTATCTCATTTGGGTAATTATATTGAAGAACCTTATCAAGTAATTGAATCCTATTTTCAAGGCCATCATCTAGAACGATTGGTTCGTCATCAGATTGAATCGTACAACCACTTTATTAACTATCAAATTCAACGCACAATTCAAATGTTCAATCCAGTAAATATTCACTCTGAAAATGATTACGTTCCTGAACATGATAAATATGTATTAAATATTCACATATCCTTCCTGAATTTCAAATTATATCCGCCACAAATTCATGAAAATAATGGAGCAACCAAAGTAATGTTACCAGAGGAAGCAAAATTGCGAAATTTCACCTATGCATCCACAATGACCATTGATTTAGATATTCAATATACGATCTGTGATAATGAAAATATGGACAATCCGAAAGTAATTCATAAACTATTACCCAAAATTAATATTGGAAAAATGCCGATAATGTTAAAATCTTCTATATGTATCTTAAATCAAAACAACCATATTAATCCATCATTAATTGGTGAATGTTCTATGGATTGTGGTGGTTATTTCATCATAAAAGGGTCTGAAAAAACTGTACTTGGACAAGAACGAGCTGCTGAAAACCGTGTATATTGTTACAATGGTAAAAACACGACAAAATGGTCATGGTATGCCGAAATAAAATCAGTTCCGGATTTCAAGTGTATCTCACCAAAACAAATCGAGATAATGATTTCCAGTAAAAACAATGGATTTGGTTTTGGACTCTATGTACAGATACCCCGAATTAAACAACCAATCGAATTATTTGTGTTATTTCGTGCATTGGGTATTATAAGTGACCGTTCTATATGTGAATACGTTTTATTAAATATTGAAGATACAAAACAAGATAATATGGTTAAATTATTACAAGCATCGATTATTGACGCAAATAAATATATGACACAAGAATCAGCCATCAAATACATAACCACTCATGTGGCATACACCCCTATTAATATGGATCGTGAAACCGGACAACGTAAAAAACAGGAATTCGCCATTGAAGTCTTAAAAAATGACCTATTTCCTCATTGTCAAACAACTTCTCAAAAATTATACATGATTGGGTATATGGCAAATCAATTATTGCAAACAAGTGTTGGTTGGATTCAAACAAATGACCGTGATTCTTATTTGAATAAGCGAATCGAATTAACTGGCACCTTATTGAACAATTTATTTCGTAATTATTTCAATAAACTGGTTAAAGAAATGCAGAAACAAATTGTACGTGAAATTAATAATGGGTCATGGCGTTCGTCAGAAGATTACGGAAATATTATTAACATGACAAATATTTACAAAATAATGAAATCAACCACCATTGAAAATGGTATTTCTAGAGCTCTTTCTACAGGTGATTTCAGTATAAAACAATCAAATAGTACAAAGGTTGGTGTTGCACAAGTTTTAAATCGTTTGACTTATATTTCCAGTATTAGTCATTTGCGAAGAATCAATACTCCTTTGGAAAAAAGTGGTGAATTAATTGCACCTAGAAAATTGCATAATACAACATGGGGATTTTTGTGTCCAGCTGAAACCCCAGAAGGTCAATCGATTGGTGTTGTTAAAAACATCAGTTATATGGCACATATTACCATTCCCACAAATAGCACATCTTTATATGAATACGTATATCCACGTGTTTTACGGGTGGATGATGCACTTCCATCAGAGTTAAATGGAAAGGTGAAAGTATTCATCAATGGTGCATGGATTGGTGTTACAGATGAAGCTATCGAGTTTTATGAAGATATTAAGGATAAAAAATACAAGGGTATTATCAATATATATACTTCCGTAATTTTCAATTACAAAGATATGGAAATTCGCATATGCAATGACGGAGGTCGATTAACGCGACCCGTGTTACGTGTTCGTAATAACAAGGCACTCATTACCAAAGAAATCATCGCAAAAATACATTCAAAAGAATTGTGTTGGAATGATTTATTGACAAATTGTCATTTGGATGAATCGGTAATTGAATACATAGATGCTGAGGAACAAAATCATTCGAATATTGCTATGAAAACACAAGACGAATTTCTAGACAAATCCGGACATATCAATTATACGCATTGCGAAATACACCCAAGTACAATATTTGGGGTTTTAGCATCATGTACTCCTTACCCAGAACATAATCAGGCACCTAGAAATACATATCAGTGTGCGATGGGTAAGCAGGCAATGGGAATATATGCAACGAATTTTGATACTCGTATGGACAAAACCGCCTATGTTTTAACTTATCCATCCCGTCCCTTAGTGGATACACGCATTATGAATTTCATTGAATTAAACAAAATTCCGTCGGGTTGTCAGATTCACGTAGCAATTATGTCGCATACTGGCTATAATCAGGAAGATAGCGTGTTAGTTAATAAAGCAGCCATAGATAGGGGATTATTTAGTGCAACTATTTATCATACGGAAAAGGATGAGGATAAAAATATTATACGTGATGAAATTATTCGTTGCAAACCTGAACCGTCAAAAACAAAGGGTGTTAAATTCGGCAATTACGACAAATTAAATACCGATGGATTTATTCCTGAAAATACAATGGTCGAAAATCGCGATGTTATTATTGCGAAAATAGTCCCTATAAAGGAAAACCGCAATGATCCCACAAAAACTATTAAATATGAAGATCAAAGTAAGACTTTCCGAACAACTGAAGAAACATATATTGATAAAAATTACACGGGTCGAAATGGTGACGGATATAATTTTGCTAAAGTACGCGTGCGAACGTTAAGAAAACCGGTGTTGGGCGATAAGGTATCATCAAGACATGGACAAAAGGGTACTGTTGGTAATATTATCCCAGAATGTGATATGCCTTTTACCAAAGATGGAATTCGTCCTGATATTATCATTAATCCGCATGCGATTCCATCTAGAATGACTATAGGACAATTAAAAGAAACTTTATTAGGTAAAGTTTTGTTAGAATTAGGACTATTTGGTGATGGAACCAGCTTTGGTGATTTAAATATTGCAACTATTTCAGAAGAACTACAAAAATTGGGTTATGATAGTTATGGGAATGAATTATTGTACAATGGAATGACTGGAGAACAACTTGAAACCAGTATATTTATGGGTCCCGTATTTTATCAACGTTTAAAACATATGGTAAATGACAAACAACACAGTCGTTCCATTGGTCCTATGGTAAATTTAACACGCCAACCAGCGGAAGGTAGAAGTCGTGATGGTGGTTTTCGTATTGGAGAAATGGAACGTGATGTGATAATATCCCACGGTATTTCTAGATTTTGTAAAGAACGATTATATGATGTTTCGGATAAATATAGCGTTCATGTTTGTAAAAAATGTGGAATGATTGCCTCCTATAATAATGGAACCAATAAAAAACATAAGGATGAATTTACTGTACATCATTGTAAAACATGTGATAATTATACCGATTTCGCCTATGTCGAAATACCTTATGCATACAAATTGATGTCTCAAGAATTACAAACAATTAATGTTGTTCCACGATTGATTACTAGAGAATAAGTATTTACTTGAAACGGTTACCGTAGAATACACTATTCTAATCAAAATAATTTCAATACAATACAATGAAATTATTTTTTATTCTTGTTCATATTCTCCATTTCACGGACATTTTGTTCTAATTCGGTTTTTTCTTTGCGTTTTTTAGCAAAATCGGTCTCACCATGTTCTTGAGATGCCAGTTTGCCTTCCCCTTTTTTTAAAAACTTATGTGGGTCTCCAACATGATTATTATGAGCCTTTCGACCCTCCCCTTTTTTTAAAAATTTAAATGTTCGAATCGGTTTTTTTAAATCTTTGTCTTTTTCAAATAATGACATTATAAGTTGCAATCATATTTATATTTATACAAAAAAAATCGTTCAGACTCATTAAACGTGTATTACGTGTATTACTTTACACTATTTTCATGAGACTGAATCACCTTCACTCTCTATTATAATTTCACTTTCACTTTCACTTTCACTTTCACTTTCACTTTCACTTTCACCTTCACCTTCACCTTCACCTTCACCTTCACTTTCACCTTCACCTTCACCTTCACCTTCACCTTCACTTTCACCTTCACTTTCACCTTCACTGTCGGTTTCACTTTCATCTTCATCGCTTGCGACGACCCTCTCTAATGCTACAACCCTCTCACATATTTGAATTTCATGAAATGGAATATAATCCATTTTATATCTTGCAATATAACTGGGTTTTTTTGAGTTAGAATTATTATATTGAAATAGTGTTGATTTATTCACCATAATTTGTCTCCCTAATTGCGGGTTAAATAAATATAATTTTTTCAATTTCTGTGTTATCACATTTAAAGCCATAAATTTTTCATCTGTACAGGAAAGAGAATATTTATATATTAAATACAATCTGATGTATGGTTTCATAATTTCTATTAGTTTTTTAATAGGAAAATCTTTATGAAATAGAAAGGAGACATCCTCTCGTAAATCATATAACATTCGCTTTATTTGTACAGATAAATCATCATCTCTTGACGTTTTTATAAAATATTCAATATATACATCACGTAATACTGATTCATGACCATATATTAACTGTTCAATATCAAAAAAAAGGTCATAATACAATTGAATTATTAATGGCATTTTATAATCAGATTTTCTAATCCGCCAATATATCTTATACAAATTGGCTTGTGAAAATTCAATATTCGTATATGGATTTTTTGGTGTATAAGGATTCAAAATAAAATGGTAAGACGTGTGTAATAAAGATGTATTAAATATATTTATTAAATCGCTTATGCTAAAATAATATAATGCATTATTTTGGTAAATTATCATTGTATTTGATGAATGAATATTTAACGGATTTCCACATAAATCATTCTCTATTTGAACTTGTGCATGTTTTTCTTTCCATATTCGTGCAAAACGATTAAGTGCAAAATAATGTTTCTGTGATTGACAAAAAAAACGATTAAATTCTGTAATATCGGATGGGGTATGAAATATATTTGTGGATTGTCTTATCAGTTGTTTGTATTTTTCTGTGACGGAATCTACACTATTGGTATTAATTAACCAAAATATATAATTATGTAGCATAATAGTGTTTGTAGAATCAGTTTTATTATCTGTAATTGATACATTTGTATCTAACGGAATTTTCAAATCACATCCTTTAATTAATTTATGTAAAATAAAATAGAATAAATTCATCTATGTTCAAAACAAAGCATTTTTTTATATCCGTATCATAAGTTAATGAATCCAAACGCGCCTACCGAAAATTATGATCCAAATTCAATATTTCCCAATTTGACTTCAACTAACCCAACTCCTGCAAATATTGTGATTCAAAACACGTATGAAATCAACGATTTACGTAGTGTATCTGATTTTACAGGGTATAGCTTTTCAAATTATAAAAAATGCGAAGTAAAAAAGCAATTAATTGACTGTTTATTGAATCGTAAATTAGAAGGGTGTTGTTATTGGAGTGCTGAATTAATATGTGCTGGACATCTAGGTGAATTATGGGAAATTATTCTCTATTATATGGCAAAACATATTCATATAGGCAATCCAAAAATGGCGGTATATTTAGAAATGCGATACAATATATTTCGCAATATACTAAACAAAGGTCATTTAACTAGTGATTTAGATATACGCAATGATGAAGAATGTCGCAAATTATTTGCAGAAATCATGATTACAATGTCAATATCTTCAAGAAAAATGAGTTTTGAAGGTATTAAAATAAACAAACAAAATGATTTTGATATGACTTATATGAAAGAACGATTAAATGCACCCTCTATGAAATATGCCGAAGTGATTTTTCATTCAAAAGACCCGAAAGAAATTTTTATCGCTTTAAATGAATTTGCCTATGCTGTTTCAAAAGAAGGATGTAATATGACCAATGCGTGTTATTGGTACGAATGGTTAATTGAATTTGATGCTTCGTGTAAAAAACGAAAACAACAATGTATCTGCGAACCACGTAATCATCCGATCGATAATAAACATCGTTATGATGTTATTTGGGTGTTATGGGATGTATTATTCCATTACAGCGAACGATTACAAAATAAATTAATTACAAAGACACTACATTCTTTACTTCGTTTGTTTTGTATTCGATATACAAATGCATGTGGAAAAAGACGCAAATATATGATCTATTATGCAATTAGTTTGCTAACTGATACAGTGCCATTAAATACTGAAATTGTACAAAACAAGGAATTATTACAAACATGTTTGTCAAAAATCCATTTAATTTACAAACAAGTAAAAATTCATGAACAAACTCCTAATACGGAATATTTATTTCGTAATATTGACAAAAAAATGGCATTGGAAAAATCGATGAAACAATTGGAAATTATCAACAATATGGATGTGTTCCAAAATTAGTAAATTAATTTTAATTTATGACCTAATTTATGAACAATATATGAAAAAAATCGCTCATATGCATGTTCTAACATTCCGTCTCGTAAAAGTTTGGATGTATTGTTCGGATTTACTAATGCATGAAGTAAATTTCGACTAAATCCTTTCTGGATACCTTCTTTACAGTAATGAGAATATAATGCTTCATACGACAAAGTAATATGTTTTACGGTTGAATAGTTAGCAACATAATACCAATGATAATCAAATGTTTCTTTATGATGAAATTCCTTGCATATCAATGATAAGTCATGCTTAAAAAATACATCTCGTAATAAAGAAAATTTCATCAAAAACATACTTCCTGCGAAAAATGGTATTCTGTGGTAATCATCACAATGAAAATATTTTTTCAATAATTTCATAATATAATAAATATTTATATCCTCATTACGTAATAAATGGTCACAATAACTAAATTTCGAAGAAATTATCCCTACATTCTTTGCTTCAAACATGCTTATGCATTGTTTGAATTTTGTTAAATTGGACAATAATGGATACAATATATTATTTCGTGTTATATTACATGTTTTTGTGTGTAGTTTTAACACGTAGTCATAATCCATGTGATTTTGTTTTGCTTGATTTATGATATGAATAAAACTGGCTATGTCAAAACCATAATTAAAACCACGATATATAGTTGCATTTGGTAATTGGTTGCAAATATATTGAATTTTTTCACTATCAATGTTATCTATTACATTTATTTGAAAATCCAAATCGTATTCTTTACCATTGCCTTCTAAAATTACGTTTATATATTTTTGCATCTTGCAATATACATCATAATTACCTATATGATATACACACAACAACCGCGTGTTTGTAAAATTACAAACGGTTCCTTCTTGTATTTTTACATGATAATTAAAATGATAAATATTATGTTGATTCCACAAAGTTTGTTTCGAATATTTTTTGAAGGGTTGTATTTCATTTTGAAATTCAGGGTATTCCCGCAAAATGCATTGTTTTTGTAAATAAATATGATTGCGTTCTCTATGTTGAAATAACTGTATTTGTCGATATTCATTGTTTGTAAATAAAAAATAGGATTTGGCTAATAATCCAGAACCGGTGGGTGCATGACAACTCAATCCATATTTATTCTCTTTTTCATTAGTGACAATCGCATCAATGCAATATTTCATAAATGCATTTCGCGGTTTCACTATTAATAAACCTGTATGTATTCCATATGTATCTGCATACCAATTATCGGGTCGTTCCAATACAGCATATTCATTACTACATAATGATTGCAAATGAAACTGATTTACACATTTATATTTAATATCCAAATAAATGCCACCATTGATATACAACACACAATACATCCATAAATTACGTTTATATGAATGAGGAATTAATGCGTTATATACTCTTACTATTTCAGATGAAAAATGATTTTTAATAAAGTTACGACATGATTCTTCGTGAAATAATTGAAATTGAATGGTCGGATTGTCCTTTTTCAATTTCTCCACATTTTTTTTCATATTTGTGGGTAATTCTTTCGTATGCCAACATAAATAACATTGTAGTGGTATCTGAATGCGTATTCGTGATATACAAAATGAACGATTCAAATTCGAATAATAATATGTTTGTAAATTTTCTCGATTTAAATATGTATCCTTTCTTATCACTGTTTTTTTTTTAATATAATCAGCATAGGAGTTTGACATCCCACGTTACCTAATATATGTGTGCAAAAATATATTAGCTTTTTTTCATAAAAAATCTCTATAATATCTAATAATATGCACCAAAGGACGACCCCATATTATTTGCAGGCAAAGGTCCCATATCCATCATTGAAGATTGAGAAGTGTGTGCAGGTTGATTCTGGGTTGCATTGGAGTAACTTGTATTTGAAGTAACGACCGGTGCAGGTGGGAAGACATCGTTTTGTACCATACTATTGTTCATATAATCTGACTGCGAAATAGTGTGATTAGATTGCTGATTACGCTGTTGTGTTTTCTCTTCATAAGGGCCATTCCATAACTCATCTAAACGTTCTGCCAATATATTCACTTTTAAACCAAGCTTCGTTTGTATGCTCAATACAATGATTAAAAAGGACAGAATTACGTTTGTCAATGTCAAAGGCTCATATTTGAACCCGCTATAGGTAGGGAAATAACTAATAAGACGATGAATAAAGACCACACCGCAAAACATAATAATGATTTGCAAAAATACCTCAATGGTAATTTCTAAAGATGATTTTTCAGGATCTGCTTCAGGGATAAAACGTTGAATGCCCTTATTCAAAGCAACGACCGGAATTATGCCTAAACAAGCATATTGAACCACGTTTAATAATTCAGCCTTACCTTCCTCTGTCGTAGAAAACACGTGAGATATAAAAGATTTACGATTTACTTCTGATGCTTCTTGTAAAATATCCATGTTAATATAGAATTTGCTTAGAAAATTATGCCCCACAACGATATAAACGTTTGGTTTGTTCTAAACCATATGTGTAATATGGAGGAACAACAATATCTTGATTTGATTCGTGAAATATTAGACAAGGGTGACCATGAAAAAGGTCGCAATGGAGATATTCGTGTATTATTCGGTCGTTCAATGCGTTTTTCATTACAAAATGGTGTATTACCTTTACTAACCACCAAAAAAGTCGCTTGGAAAACTTGTTTCAAGGAACTTCAATGGTTTATTACTGGTTCAACGGATAACAAATTATTGCGTGAAAAAAATGTACATATTTGGGACGGAAATGCTAGTCGTAAATTCTTAGACGAACGTGGTTTATATGAACATGAAATAGATGATTTAGGTCCTGTATATGGTCACCAATGGCGTCACTTCAATGCTCCTTATGCAGGCTGTCACGCTGATTATACAAACAAAGGTATAGACCAATTACAAAATGTGATTGATACATTGAAAGATACGACTAAACATTCTTCGCGCCGAATTTTATTATCTGCATGGAATCCGCAACAACTAGATAATATGGCATTACCACCTTGTCATGTATTAGCACAATTTCATGTTCGTAATGGAAAATATTTATCATGTGCGCTCTATCAACGCAGTGGAGATTTTGGATTAGGTGTTCCTTTCAACATAGCATCATATTCATTTTTGACACATATTTTAGCAAAACATTGTGATTTAGAACCAGATGATTTCGTTTATTTTTTAGGTAATTGCCATATTTATGAGAACCATATTGAAGCACTTGGAACCCAACTTATACGAACAAGTAATCCTTTTCCTAAAATACGATTGAAACAGAAACATGAAAGAATTGAAGACTATTCTTTAGATGATATTGAATGGATTGAACCTTATATCAGTCATAACGCAATCAAAATGGAATTATCTGCGTAATGCGTTATATAAGCAGGAAAACACTATAGTAATTTTGTATAAATGAGTAATTCTGCTCTTAGTTCAGCAAAAAGACGTCGTACCGTGGGTGCGAATGATTCACCAATAAATTCAACTAGTCAAGTGCAAGAGAGTATGCAAAATAATCGCCCGGTTTCTCTTCAGCAAGCAATTCATATATTAAACAATCGTACTCTGTTATTGGAACAAACTGTATCAGAGTCATTGGGTAAAAATACTGAAAATGTTACATCTATGATGAATACGAATCATTTAGACGAAGGCAAAATCCAAGAAATGGTAAATAACATGTTCCAATCTCATTTTACAGAATTTAATCACAGATATGAAATATTGGCGACTGAAATTATGAGTTTAAAACAAATTATCATGAAACTACAATCCTATACTTTGGATATTAACAAAACAATGGCTAAGGAACGTATTCAATTACTATCAGATATTCCTAGCAAAACAGGTATATCCGTAATAGAATTAAAGGATGATCTAAACTTGCGTGAAGATATAGCAAACATGGCAGATGCTTCACTATTCGAAGATACGGTATCAACAATCCACCACGAAACAGTAAAAGACCAAAATTCCGTACAAATACCTGAAGAAGTTGATGGGGGAGTTGAAGGGGAAAGGGAAGAGGAAGTGGAAGTGGAAGGGGAACACACCGAAAATTAAAATATGGGTTATCTCCTCTAAATAATTTGGTATTCATAATACATAATGGCAAATACAGGAACAGGAGAAACAATTCAACAAAAAATACAACAATTACAAGAACAATTTTATTCGAATAATAAAAAAAAAACGTTTTTTACATCGGGGCAAAAGGCGGAATGTGCAACACATATTACACAGCATTTACAAATTGACACATTATTACATAATTCTTTCTATATTCAAGAAAATACCAACAAGCTAATTTGTGATTACACTATTTTCAAAACATTTGCAAATCCTGCCAATTATGATTATATCCTCAATTATGTAATTTCTTTAGCAGAACAATGTATTCAACAACATAATACATACGAACTACATGTAAATCTAAAATCATTTACAGTAACCGCAGCGCAACGTTATTCGAATATCATCAAACGTTTTTGTGACAAATGTCTGCATAAAGATTCTATCTTTAGCAATAACCTGCAAGTTTTATATATACATAATTGTCCCAGTGTCATACATACCATCCAACGATTATTTAGTGGATTTATAGACAAAGAATCATTAACAAAAGTAGTATTACTCAAGGAAACTGTATAAAGCCCTTTTTTCATAGTAAAGTATATTTACTATGAATATTCAAATTACACAACCCGGAAAATGTGAGCTATTTTCACAAGTTTTTCAACATATCAAATTATTTACAGAACATATTAATATCACATTTCGCGAAGAAGGTCTATATATCCAAACAATGGATAACTCTCATGTATCCGTTTTTGAACTCAATATACCAAAAACATGGTTCGATAGTTATGTATTAAATGAAGGTGATATGGTAATCGGACTGCACTCATCTATGCTCTTTAAAGTTTTGCATTCTCGTGATAAAAATCATGAAATAACTCTTAACATGTCAAACAAAGCAGACGATATATTGTTGATCGATTTTACAACAGAAAATAGTCAAGTATTTGACCGACATTATGAAGTATTGCTTATGGAAATTGATTCCGACCAATTACATATTCCCGACATGGAATATGAAGCCGAATTTACATTGTCAGCAATGACATTTGGCAATTTAATTGACCAATTCAAATTGTTTGGAGAAACATTGGAATTAAATTGCTGTGAAGAGAATATAAAATTATCATCGAATAGTTGTGAGACCGGAAAAATGACGGTCGATATTCCTATCGATGACATAGTTTCTTTTGCAATTGATGAAGGTGAGGTATTAAACCAGTCTTTCAGTTTAAATCATCTGCATAATATTTGCGGTTATAGTAAAATAACAAAACACGTAGATATTTTTTTAAAAAATGGGTGTCCAATCCGAATTACCTATCCCTTAGACGAAGATGATTGTTATATTCGATTTTACTTAGCTCCAAAGATTGAGGATTAGTTTGAGCGAAATTGCGTACTATATGTCTAGAAAATCCATGTATTCATGTTATACATGGATTTTCTTTTTACTTTAGCCATATTTATTATTATCTTATTTCTCTATATTTACATTGCGAATCAATACAAAAAAAGTGAAGATTTGGATATTTACGAAACCGATTTTTCTGACAACACACAGTTACAAGAAGTATGCGATATTCGCCAACCAATCATTTTCCAATTCAAAAACATTCATCCTAAAATATTTAGTGAGATGACCCCCTCAAACATTAGTAAATATCACTCTTACGATGTTTGTGTGAAAGATGCGCACGATTATTATCAGAATGAACGTGCAGAACATACTCAGGTTGATTCCGTGAATCTTTCCTTAAATAGTACCATTAAACTATTCGAAAATGATAGGGCGTCTCATTTCTTTTCGGAAAACAACACAGAATTTTTAGAAGAATCCGGATTGTTAAAATCCATGAAAAGTATGGACGATTTTTTAAAACCCCATTTTACCGTATTCAGTCATTACGACCTAATGTTTGGTTCTTCGGATGCTGTAACCCCATTAAGATATCATACAGATTATCGCAAATTTATCTGTGTAACATCGGGAAGTATTCGTGTTAAAATGGCTCCATGGAAATGTTCCAAATATTTACATCCAATCAAAGATTATGAGAATTATGAATTCCATTCTCCAGTTCATCCAGTATCCCCTAAATCAGAATATGCCATGGATTTTGAGAAAACCAAATTCTTGGAATTTGAGGTCAAAGAAGGATATGTATTGTATATCCCTCCTTATTGGTGGTATAGCCTACAATACAATAACGCACATGGAACATTTGTATGTGAAATGACCTATAATACTATGATGAACTGTATATCCAATATACCCGATTTAGGACTTTATTGGTTACAACAACAAAATATTACCAAAAAAATTGCAAAGGTGCCTGAAATATATCAAACCCAAACACAACCAATCTTGGAACAGAGTAATATTAAGGAAGAACACGAAGAGATAGAAACCGTGAGAAATGAAACTAAAACATATACGAATAACATATCTATCTCAGAGTTCCAAGATGTAATCCCAATACAACCTACAAATTCACCTGTTTCCGAACGCGAAACTATTACGAACAATACACAAATATCCATCAAAGATGATTTTGAACATTATAATGTGCAGGTCGAAAATACAGAACCCTCCGCGGTGACTGAACAACATGCTCTTGCGAAATCAATTGCAAATGAAACACTTGACCATGTTCTTCGAAAAATTCCACAAGAGGATGTGGTTGTGCAAAATATCTAATTATTGTCTATATGGAGAAACTACATCAATACCTTATTTCAGCAGTCGTTTTACTAATATTAGATACAATTTATCTCAAAACAATACAGGATATTTTTGCGGGGATGGTTGTATCAATTCAACGTGTCGTTATGAAAGTCAAATTATTACCATCAATTCTATGTTACATTCTACTCGTATTTGGTGTAAATTATTTCATTATCGACCAACGTCGTAGTGTTTTTGATGCATTTTTATTGGGTATTATTATTTACGGTGTATTCGATAGCACAAATATGGCAATTTTCAAAAAGTACAATTGGAAGATTGGTCTTATAGATAGTTTATGGGGGGGTGTGCTTCTTGCGCTTACTACGAGTGCAGTATATGCATTACAATAAAAAATTTACACGCATATACATGTATAAAATGGGATTGGGATTAGGAAACAACCTTTTTTTTCGGCAATTTCTTTACAATACAACCATATCGCTTGGCAAATTCAGCCTTTTTAATTTGAGGGGTCGGTTCTAAATGACACATTTTCAGCAAAGTTGTTTGTGATTGTTCATCGGGGTCATATCCATAAATTTGATAGAATGTGTGTAAATCATTCTCCTCATCATCAAATTCAACACTTTTCTTTTCATGATCTATAGTACCATGAAAAGTAATTATACGTCTTTTCCATATAGGTGAAAATGACGCATAATATAACCAATTCTCTGTTTGAATTTTATACAGATCTTTCAAAAGTATATTTTTATGCGAACAATTCATATATTCAATTGTATTTTTTCGAACTTCATATAAACACTTTTTTTGTAACACATTCCATGAAGTTTCCTTCGCATGTTCAATCATATAATACGGAATTAAATCACTTTTTTTTATGTGAATAATCAATCGGGTTTCCTGACGATTTACGTTTATTTCAGTCGGCATTTTATGAAATAAATAATAGGTTATATCGTACTTACGTGCAGGCGAGCACATATTTACCACCATATTCCCAACGAACTCCGGTTGTGTAATACAACCCATTTGCCATTTATCGATGTATTTTTTTAATTTGGGTTCTAAGGACCAAAAACTTTGATGATATATTGTGGATAAGAAACTAGCTACATGCTCTTCAAACCCGGAATAATATAATTCATACGCCCAGAAAAGAGCCTCTTCCTTCTTCTTTTCATGAATGGATTGAAACAAAGATGCCATAACATCCTGTTGTATGTATAAATATCGTGTTAGTATCACCGACATTTTGATTATTGTTATATAAATGGATTAGAGAATATCAACAAAAATCAATTTTTGTAATATATTATGACCAATCACCATAATATGGTCATTTCACACGTTCAAAGGTGTAAAATTGATTGTATTGACAAAATATTACGTAACACAAATTATACCGACCGAAAAGAAAAATGGATATGAATTCAATGGATTTTTCCGATATTATCAATGCAACTGTCCGAAAAAATTTGATTGAAGAAAATTATCAAAAAGCAATTGAAGAAATTCCAGAATCACTTACTAAAATTGATATGTTGTACATACCAGCAATCATAAATGGGAAAAATGTAAAATTATTTATCGATACGGGAGCACAAATGTCTATAATGCCATTATTGGTAGCTGTAAATATGGGGATGGAAGAAATTATTGATTTTGAATCGCAAGGTATAGCACAAGGCGTTGGAGAGCAAGAAATATTAGGAAAAATTCATTTTGCAGAATTACATTTGGATGATTTCATCTTGGGTTGTTCATTTACGATATTAGACAAACAAGAGGATATCATTTTAGGACTAGATATGTTGATGGCACATGGGATGATACTTGATTTGAAAAAAAAATGTATAATATTATCGAATAAAGAAATATATTTTTGCAATAAAGATTGAAATTCGTAAAATACCAAGAGGTTGAAAATCAATTATATATTGATATTATACATAATTGACATGAGTGGTATCCTCATCCCACATACTGATATATGCGATTTAGCGAAATTGACATTACTCGTATATGAATATGGTAAAAAATTTGAGGTTGATAATACAACCACTATCGAACAATTTGTAAGTGAAATGGTGAATGACGATGCGAAAAAAGATATTCGTATGGATGTTATCAAGGATTTAGCAAAATCCTCGCCCCACGGAAGAGTTCATAAATTTTTTAATAATAAAACAACGGATTTACAAGTCGGAATTACGATAAGTGAAACCCACAAGCGTATTTGTGTTGTGTTTAGAGGAAGTGAAAGTAAATCAGATTGGTATTATGACCTAGCATTTTTTAAAACTCAACTCCATGATAATGTCTATGTTCATGGTGGCTTTCATACACAACTACATCAAGAAACAATGTGCGAACAGATTACCAACGAATTAAAACAACTATTGAATGAAAATCCGGACTATGAAATATATATCACGGGTCACAGTCTTGGTGGAGCATTATGTACATTATATGGATATGAACTCTCCAGAGAAATCACAAATAAGATAATAGTCGTATCTTTTGCAAGTCCCCGCGTGGGAAATACACCTTTTAAAACCGCATTTGACAAACAACCGAATTTGACACATTATCGCGTTACAAATAAACGTGACATAGTAACTGCTGCCCCAAACATTAATTTTACACATGTTGGTATCAATATTACATTGACCGATAAAACATACAAAGTATTTTACAAATACGATTATCCATGGTATTATTTTACTTTTTTTACATGTTGGAGCATAGGAGAACATTCCATGGACTTATATTTCAAGCGTTTGAAGCAAAATCCTTGGTTACTCATCCCGTAAAGAAACATCTTTTCCTATTGTATATGCCAGTACGTAAATCCGAAAATCAAAATAAAACTGCCTCAAAAAAATTACATAAAAAAAAACGTAAAACACTACGAAAACGTCTGGAGAATAAATGTACAAAAGAACATATTATACATAAACTAATGGAAATGTTAAATATCATTCAGTTATATCATTGGAATACGATTTCTTATCCTGAACATAAGGCTACCGATGAATTGTATGCTCGATTAAGTGCAAATGTAGATAAATTTGTAGAAGCTTGTTTGGGAAAAAAAGGAGACCGCATTGTCAATTGGAACAAACAATTGAATACTCCCAATTTCGATAAATCATCCGATTTCAAATCACGAATGTACGAATACCGTACTTTTTTGATAAACCTAGGTAAATGTTTCAAAAAAAATCAAGACAGTGACCTCCTTAATATTCGCGACGAAATACTTGCCGATTTGAATCAATTTCTTTATTTGCTTACTCTCAAGTAAGATAGTATTCCCTTCAACCCAAAAGGATTTACTTCACCCTTTCCGTGAATTGCCCGATGATGTAAATATTTTTCACTCATCCGTGCTTTACACCATGCCATACGATTTGCATAAACAGTCTTCCATCTACGCTGAATTATTTTCAACCAAAACGTTTTGATAACGACTTCATATACATCCATATCACAATTCGATGTGAAATCAAAGGGTTTATTATTTACTTCGGTATCTGGTTGTTTGGTAATATATAATTTCATTATTTCAATCTTGGGTTTTTTTATTCTGGTTATGCTATTGTGATAAAGATAAAACATCAAATCATTATTTGCATATGTATAAAACGTATCTGCGCGAATGGTAGAAGCAATTGCATAGGTTTTGTATAAAACATCATAGAATGGCAATCCCAAATAACACGTTTCATTATTATAAACCTTCTCGCAATCACCTTCTTTCGCCTCGATGACTGCATATTTATCCTGTTCAAATTCGGTAAAACTACTCATTGTGTTATTATTATTATCATATATTCATTATAATACATGATAATCAATTTTATGAAAACGTATCAAACGAATTACACATATTTACACATATAAACTTTGCGATGTGGTAATATATTTCAAAATCATCGTATCAACTTGCTTTAATTTATGTAACAATTCTATTTCACCAAAGGTTTCTGCAATTACACTGACTTCACGTGCAATCGTAGAAATTTTCAACATGGCTTTTGTAAAATCACCCACCGAAATACCCTTTTCATGTCCAATACTTTGAACAAACATTTTACACTGCATTTCATCATGACAATTAGCCCATTGAACTGACAAATCGGGCATATCAAAATTCAATACATCAATATAATCAATCCCACTGTGAATACCTTCCCTATTCTCCAAATCGGAATAATCCTTCATCCAATTCTCCAATTCAACAACACGTTGTTTTAAGAAATCATCTTCACTATGAGGAAATAATCGTTTGCAATCTTTATCAACATTTACATTGGTAAAACATGCAAACAATCCAATCAACTGTTTGACACTGAATTCTTTTAACATATTATTTTGCGTAATACACAATGTCATAATAATAGGATGCACCTCTGCCATATTAGACGCTATGATTCCTAATTTCGACAAATTATATTCAGGTACATCTTCAGTCAATTCTTCTATAAACCCTTGTTCCATGAGTACATTGCATATTTTCCGAATTCCTTCATCAAGATAGTTTTCAAGATTTTCCAAATTCACTATCTCGGTTTCGTATTTTTCCATAAAATCCTCTTTTTCGCGCAACTTATCCACAACCACAATTAATTCCGTATTCTTTTTCTTTAAATTGCTTATTTTATCTTCGCATTTGCGTTTTTTATTACTAGATAACCCAGATGTTTTCAGTACATCTTGTAATTCAAAATACTGTGCAATTATTTCTTCTGGACAACATGATATATCACTTATACAATTGTCAATTTGTGTTTTATACTGCATTATCATATCCGTTTGATTTGAAATCGCCGTAACAATTTCGTTTTGAGTCATACTATTCGAAACAAATTGACGGAAATCGCGAAAGGTATTTTTTCCATTCTTCAACAAACTTAAAAGCAAACTATAAGAGATACGGAATTTAGAAACCAGTGTTTGTGGTTTTCCTTTTAAAATTACTGTATATTCCGATTGCATGGGTGCAGGGAACAAATTATTTAAATGAACCACATGACCAATTGTATCGATTCCACGACGACCAGCACGACCCGCCATTTGGGTATATTCATGTCCCATTAAAAACCGGTCATAATGTCCATCAAACTTGGTAAGACTCGAAAAAAGGGCGGTTTTTATGGGACAATCTAGACCAATTGCGAATGATTCTGTGGCAAACAATACCTGTATGTATTTTTTTGAAATCATTATTTCCACAATTTCACGTAAAATCGGTATCATACCTGAATGATGGATTCCTACACCTTTTTCCAACAAAGAAACCAGTTGAATATATTCTGGTAATTCCATATATTCTTTAAAATTCGGCAATCTTCGAACGATTTGTTCGCATTCCTTTGCAATTGTGTAACTCACCTTACTATCATCCGGTAAAAGTGGTACTGTTATTTCTGAAGCACATACTTCAACTAATTTGCGTGAAAATACAAAACAAATTGCGGGTAACATTTCCTTTTCTTTCATAAATTTACATACATTATTCAATACTTGCTTACGTTTAATCATCAAATTCTGATCCTTGTATATTTTTTTGATACGTTTTATAGTATTATATCCATTGTCCTGAAATATCCCCTTGTCATTTTGCAAACAAATTAAATTGTTTGTATTATCACGAATATCTTTTATAACAACCTTGTCCTTGATAGTTTTCAATGTGCCATCATTTACTGTCATGAATCCATAATGCGTAAGAGGTACAACACGTTTGTGTGTTGAAGCAAGATATACATCCTTCGTTTCATCGTCACGTTGAACCCACTGCGCAAACCGTTCAGGCGCATCAATCGTCGCTGAAAGCATGACCATTTGAATGTGTCGTGGAAGCATTAAAATCGTTTTCTCCCAGGTTTGTCCTCTATCTACATCATTAATATAATGTACTTCATCAAAAACCACGCATGCAAGTTCTTTCTCCAAATCAATTTGAAATTGGAGTTGGCAACTCTCAACAGTAGAGAGATCTTGTGTGGTTTGAATAAACAAATAATTCATCAAAATTTCGGTTGTCATGATTAAGACATCCGCTTCGGGATTGGTTTTAATATCTCCAGTTAAAAGACCGAAAGAAATATGTGGATATTTGCGCGAAAATTCGGAGAATTTTTGATTTGACAATGCTTTAATCGGACTGGTATAAATGACTTTTTTGCCCTGTTTTACAAAATGTTCAATCGCGAATTCTGCAGGTAATGTTTTACCTGAACCGGTATGTGCAGTAACTAATACATGATTTTGTTTTACAATAGCTTCAATTGCATATTTTTGAAAAGCCGAAAGAGGATATGGATATTGTTGAAAATAAGATTCATATTCCGAATCTTCTGGATAATTTGAATCGCATACTTTGAGTACCATTTAGACAATGTGTTAAGACAATATATATGTGGTTAAATCTTTATGTATTTTGTGTGCATATAATATATTAAATCAATGAACGAAAATACAAGAATAAATGGTCTTCCTGAATATTTATATCAAGGACAATTTGCCCGAACCGATGAATTAAATAGTCGTTTGTTAGAGCGCAACGAACCCCAAGACCCACTTCCTCCCAATTTCACTCCACGTCCCGTATTAAGTAAATATTCGCGTTTTCCTATGATAGATGCACGTATGCCTTCCAATGTACCGATTACAAACAATGTGAATTATTCTTTAGAAACCAATTTTACACCGACTGTAATGAAAACCGGTCCCGTATCTGGTTTTATCAACAATGTCAATACAGAAAGTGAATTGCGCAATCAAAACTATGCTTTGCAAAAGGGTGCCGGTCAAGATATATATATACCCTCTTCCGATAGTGATTTATATAATGTAACTGTTCCAAACAAACCAAGTGTCCAACCCTATCCTGGGTTGTTTGAACAACAGTCATTTAACCAAGAATCGCATCCAAATGTAAGTGAAAATGCTCATATAGGCAAAGATATTTTCCGTAACAATACACGAACTCAATTACGTGGAGGAAATGCATAAATATCCGGAACACATATATTGTGATAATGTATAGCACAATATATGTTTTTTTCTCAAGACCCACGTAATTATTGGTATAATTCTCTGTTATTTTTAGGAATAATCATGGTATGCATATTATTGTTTAAACGTCATGATTTAAGTCCATATTACGAAGGATTTGACCAAGATAAACCATTTGTATATAAAACAAACAGTGATGCCAAAGACGATTTTTATGCCGAAATATATGACCAACTACAAAACCAAGATGAACGAAATACATATATTTTAGATAAAACGGTTGAAATTACACTCCCGACTCCTTATAATAGTTCATTCTTAGATATTGGTAGCAATACTGGGTCATTTGTTGATTTACTCTATCAAAGAGGTTTCAAGGCCACTGGATTAGAACCAAGTCAAGCCATGATTAATTATAGTAAAAAACGGAATCCGAAATTAAATTTGAAATGTGGAAGTATTGAACAACCAATGACATTTGAGAAGGGTTCATTTACACATGTCATTTCCAACAATCTTACTTTCTACGAATTCCAAGACAAACGTCTATTCTTCCAAAATTGTCTATTTTGGTTAGTTTCTGGCGGTTATTTAATATTACATTTAGTCGATCCGAAAGAATTTGATCCAATTATTCCCGGTGGAAAACCCGCTTTATTAAAATCTCCTCAAGATTATTCTTCTACACGAATCACAGATACATTAATTGATTTTATCGATTTCAAATACAAAGCATCATTCGACTTTTCCAATTGGGGAAAAGACCAAGATGTGAGTTTAAAAGAAACATTTACGGACGAACTTACCAAGAATATTCGTCAAAATGAATTCTCTTACAAAATGGAACCTTTACAAGATGTATTGAAAATGGCTTCTGCGAATGGGTTTTTAGTCAAAGGTCAAGTAAATTTAGAGCAATGCACTGGCGACAAACATCAATATTTAATCATTTTAGAAAGGTTATAATTGGACATGTAATTTCGTTACAACCTTGTTGATTTATTTTTTACGGACATTTTGTTCCGTTTTAAATCTTCAAGGGTGTAACAAGGTTGTAATCTCGTTAAATAGGACATTGATTTTTATCAATGTTCTATAGCTACCATGATGATGGAATATATATGTTTTTCGATTCTTGGAATATGGATCATTTTTTTCGTCTATATTCGCTTACGGTATCCATTTTGGTCACAACAACCGGTATGTCATACATATGATTTTATACGCCGCAATTTCTTTTCCAAATCTTATCTTATTCAATCCAAAAAACCAATACGCACTAAATACGTCGATACCATCAACATTATTACCAAACCTTTCTTGGAAATAACCAAAGAAGAACGAGATACAATGGTTGAATTCATTCAGTGTCATTATTTATCATCTGAAATGGCCATGATGTTTTTAAGTGAAAATATTATACGTTATATTATGAATCACACAAAAGCCTATGTTTCGATTCTTTATGACCCTCAAATCAAAATAATCTTGAATGATGATGCCAATGCAACCAATGTAACTAAATTAATTAACAACCCGGTTCCAATCGGTATGATGTGCTCCTATCCATTGCAATTTTATCTGGTTCAAGAATTTGAACCCATTACACAAACGGTTTCTTTTTGGGATTTTATCAGCATTCACCGTGAAAAGAAGGACACAAAACATATCCATAGATTGATTCAAACGCATGATTATCATCAACGTGTGAAAGGACAATCGCAAGTATCCCTTTTTAAGAAAGAAGGAAATTTATGTCAGGGAGTAGTTCCGGTCGTAACATATCAATCTTATTTATTTCCATTACATTCGGTTTCTGTTCCTAAAATGGAACCCCACATTACTTGTGTTCGTATTATAGGCGAAAATTTTCATCTTGTCAGTGATACATTGTATAATATCAGTCGTGGGCAAACCAATCATCATATTGATATGGCCTGTTTTCCGGATTTACCAGCCTTACAAGAACGTGCTAAACATGATATTTCTTTTATTTATGTTATACGTAAAAAAGATATTCTATTGGGTATTTTTATATTAAAAGATGTATTTCAACATATTGAAGAAGAAGGCAATATCTTGGAATGTTCGGCATGTTTTATGAATAGTTACGGAAAAAATGAAGAAGACATTTTTTTTGCATGTTTTCTATATGCGATCCATGAAATACAAAAAAATGTGAAAAAACGATATTCACTATTACAAATAAATAACCTAGGGCACAATATTTTATTATTAGACAAGTGGAAATGGAAATATACTCCCCTTCAAACCACGGAATGCGGATATTACCTATATAATTCTTGGTCGTCGAATATGCCTTTTCAAAAAGAAACCTGTTTTTTGTTTCACTAATCATTTTGCAATGAAGGCTTCATTATCATTCGATTGTATCGTATGTATCTTTGTTCTCCATGAATACGGTAATCGTTGTGCGCGTTTGAATCTGGTTTCTTGGTCTATTGGTACATTTTTATCTTGTGATTTATCTTCATGGCAAAATAGTGTCTTCAAAACCCCCCACAACATTCTTCCGCAACAATACACATACTTGAGAATTTATCTTTCCACAAAATACAAATAAAATTCATTTTTTTCCGTCCAAGCTATCGATGCTATCCACACTATACCAATCATCATCATCATCATCATTGTCATCGATGCTATCCACACTATACCAATCATCATTGCTATTTGAATATTTTTGCTTCAAATAGCACATCACACATATCATATTCAACGCAACCGTTTTTTCAATCAGTATAGGTAACAAATAGAACGCATGATGTAACGTAAGGAATATTTTGAAAGAGGCAATTACAGACAATAAATTCAATAGCATTTCACCTTGAATATATTGCATTGATAATCCATCAGCGTTTTCATGTCGTACCATATGAATACACTGAGGAACATGTTTGATAGAATGTAGTAATGAAACCACGATATTGAGAGTGAGTAAGGTTGATAACATCCAGCTATAGTATGAATGTAAAACTGAAACTTCAAAATTTTCTATCAAGAATGTTTGTGGGACAACAGTTCCCGTCAGATATTGAATATGAAAAATGATTTCATTATCTAACATATTTTCCTCCACCACGCGCAAAAGAATCCACGATGAAAATGATAAATACTCCTAAAAATAGGTATAAAATAAATTCTTCTGTCAAATTACTGGTTTTCTCGTTCTGTTGTTGTTCAAGCATATGTATCATATAATTTACCTTTTCTAAAAGGGTGTTGTCAAAACTAACTTGTTTTCCAAGACCCATTTTTGCATAATAATCGTTGGGTACAGTCACTTTCGGTTGTTGGTAAATGCGACGATAATTGCTGTGGTTATTTATGTGATATGGATTGCTTTTTGTATTAGAATCAGAATTACTTGATGCAAATTCACCAATTGTTTGTTCTATTCTTGGAGGAGGCTTTTGTAATGCATTTTCCGCATCTGGAATATAATCTTCGCTAGTGCGACCATGTAACATTTCACCATTATGTTGTAAGCTTGGATGTGACAAAGGTTGAAAGTCGGATAGCGTTGAATCACTATCAGCATTTACATTCGACATATCATTCAATAATTTATTCACATGATTACTACGATTATCTTGTTCTTCACGAGTCGCCTCCAAAGAATTGGGTAACATTTCTTCTAAATCTTCTTCCACTGTTTCTTGCTTAGGTATTGAAACCTTTTTTAGAGTTTTTCGTAAAGAAGGTAGGCGCTTCTTTGATATATTATTATTATCGGTTGTCCATGGTGATGCGGTTGTTAATAATGACATATGAAAAAAGTTTATACTTAAAAAATATGCAGAAATTTATCTTAGAATTTGACGGAAACAAATTATGTCGATTTATTATAAGTAAGTATGAAACCCCAATTTATTCATTTGTCCATACTTATCCTAATGTTTTATCTATTTTTTACCTTTCCTGATCAAGCCCTTGACATTAGCATTACACCTTTAGGTAGATTTATTAGTGTGCTTCTCATTTTGTATTATGCATCAATTCACAAGTATTATGGATTATTAATGTGTGCATTCGTCATATTTTATTATCAATTAGATTGTGTTGAAGGTATGGCTCATTGGAATGGAAATACAATATTAACAGATATGCCACCTAAAAAACAAACTTTTCCTAAACAACAATATGTTCGACCGTCTGTGCAAAATTCGGAACCTACACTTTTTTATCAAAAACCAGATAAAAAATCAGTGCTATTGGAATATGAAAACAATAAAATCGTTGATATTGTATGTTGTAAGCAGACGGGTAAATGCAAAGTGAATATTCTTGACCAACTGAATGATGAAGAGGATTTGCTATACAAAAAAAACAATGTTTAGGTGATTCAATTCAATGTAATTTTTATGGATACACATTTATTCTCAATAAATATGTATAATGGGGAACAGTAAGAAACAAAATCATTCAGAGGAGCAATTTACTTCTACACAGAATTTTTTGTATTACTTACATAATACGATTATGCGAATCAACGAAAGCAAGATTTTTGCCGGATTTATGATAATTATATTGAATGTGGCATCGCGATTTGTTACTATTAAACTTTCCCCTTCCATGGAGGCATACTTCAAATACACATTCAGCAAACAACTTCTCATTTTTGCGATTGCATGGATGGGAACACGTGATATTTATATTGCATTGATCATATGTGGATTATTTACTGTTTTTATGGATTATCTTTTCAATGAAGAATGTAAGATTTGCGTTTTACCCGAACAATTCACGAATTATCATACACAATTATCAAAACAGAATGACGAATTGCCTTCTTCAAACATTATCACACAAAAAACAATGGACGTAGCGGTTAGCCAAGAAGAGATAGAACAAGCAATGACCATATTAGAAAAAGCACAGAAACAGAGACAACGAAAGAACAAAACCCTTTTTCCACAAGGTAATTCTTCGTTGAGTGCGATGTGAAAAGATTTGTCATAGTAATGTATAGTTTAATAGATGAATATAGATACATTTGGAATACATGAAATCATTATTAATATGCAATCCAATATACCAGAAAATACGTCGTTTGAATTAACAAGTGATGTGTATTATCTACCAAACGATAATGGTTCTTATAACAAATATCCATTCTTCACTGATCGAATTCGATATCCCTCATCAATTACAAATAAATCGCCAAATCAAATTAAGGAATTATTCTTTAATAAAAGTATTTTTGAAAGGGAAATAATTGGGAATAATGTAAATATAAATAATTCGTTAAGTGTCAATGAAAAACAGGATAATGCGAATTATAATATACAAATTTTCATATCTTCTATGATGCCAATATCGTTTCCTGTGAAAAATAATTATCATACGACTTTTGATGAAAAAATAAAACAGGGATTACCCCATTTTAAATCATCCAAATCATGGTCATCATATTTGTTCGGTTCAAAAGAAGCATTTAGTTATATGAAACAAGGGGATGATATATATACATTTATCGAAGTTACGTGGATAAATGATGTGATTAATAATTCCCAGTATCGCAAATTATTTAGACAGTTATTTGTTTATCAGAATTGGTTAAAACAACAAATCGAAATGAGTAAGAAAGAAATGAATTCATCAAAAAAAAAATTTATAACGGATTATCCCGAATTTATCACTGCGTTACGTAACACAAACACATTTAGTGAAATTATTACCGTAAATAACAAAAGACGGATTGTAAAAGGGGTTTTACCAGAAAAAATGAATCCGATCTTAGAGAAAATAAATACGAACGCAAATGCAAATATAACAGAAAAAAATGCTGATGAAATTATGAATTTGTTTTTTGAATTACGTAAAATGGAATTAAATGCTCAAAAACTAAATTCAGACCCGATTTTTATTCCAACCCAATTAGAAAATTTATCTACTTTTAGAAAATTACTCATATATGTGAAAAAATATTATTATAACCATGAATTAATTAAATATTTAGATAATTTGCCGGATTTTATAAAATTAATACAGAAACCGGCTGATGAAATCACAAACCAATGGGAACATTATATACAAAAACAATTAAAATTAATCGTTCAAGTTCCGCAAATTATGGAAGTTATCAAGAAGTATCGAAAACCAGTAACGAACAAGGACAAAGAAACGGTTAAGAATTATCAATATGTTACGAATCCAAAATTGCAATCTATATTAGACAAATTTGGTGAAACACAAAGTAATGAGTCGATTCAACAAATAACCGATTTTATGTCAAATCTCACTTCTAACAACACAACCACTGATATTGATTTAAATATCTTAAATACGGGTATAATTATTGATGTTCAAAATAAAACGGTTCAGGAAACGAAAACCGACGAAAAAACAAAAGACGCGTTGGGTGATATTTTTGGACTAAATACAAAAATATTTTATAAAACAAATTTTAGTGTGAATTTTGTCAAAGGAATGCTTACTTCTGAATCGATTCAATCTGTTAAATGTGAATACTTGAACAATGAATTAATACGCATGTATGAAACACTACGGGCTCCAAAGAAAAATATATATCTAGTGTATAACATTCCCTTAATTGATATTAATACAATGACAAAACAACAAAATAAGCAAAAGCAAAAGCAAAAGCAAAAGCAAAATAAAACCAGGAAAAGGGAACAAAAAATACAAAAGGGGGGATATAATCCGGAAAAAAGTCTATCGATAAAACGTAAAACAATAAGGGGAACACATAAAAAAAAGGAATAAGAAAAAGGAAAGGAATATTTTCATATTTTGTCATCAACCATGCAATTGATGACAAATTCGTTTTTTTTTGTATAATGGTGTAAATCTAACAAAATGCTGCTATTCCATTCTGATAATTGCCGACGACATCACCAACATCTCCATCAGCTAAAGCTGCGTATATTTCTCCATTTTGAGTATCCGTTACATAATAGGTTTTTCCTTTGATGGAAATCTCGAATACTTCTTCCTCTTCCTCTTCTTCTTCACCTGACTCTTCCTCTTCCTCTTCACCTGACTCTTCCTCTTCCTCTTCACCTGACTCTTCAACTTCCTCTTCCTCTTCCTCTTCCTCTTCNNCTNNCTCTTCACCTGACTCTTCACCTGACTCTTCCTCTTCCTCTTCACCTGACTCTTCAACTTCCTCTTCACCTTCCTCTTCCTCTTCCTCTTCACCTGACTCTTCAACTTCCTCTTCCTCTTCCTCTTCACCTTCCTCTTCCTCTTCCTCTTCACCTGACTCTTCAACTTCCTCTTCACCTTCCTCTTCAACTTCACCTGACTCTTCCTCTTCCTCTTCACCTTCCTCTTCCTCTTCACCTTCCTCTTCCTCTTCACCTGACTCTTCCTCTTCCTCTTCACCTGACTCTTCAACTTCCTCTTCCTCTTCCTCTTCCTC